GCAGGCGATAAGCCGTCTGCGAAGCAGTACAGCCTATGCCTATGCGGATCATGTCCGAGAGGATGTGAGATGCCAGGTGGCCTGTGAAGGGCCTGGTATGTTAGACAATCTCGTTTTAGCTAGTCCGTGAAGTAAAGCGGCTAAGGTGTGAATCTTAAGCACACTAGTACTATCACGAAGGCGTCAACTCATATATGGGTGTGGGGCTCTCTGTGAGCGTCCACAGCGGTTGCAATCAGTATCAGCCGGTCGCGATTCTAGTTTGGGTAGTTCCCCAAGGGTGATTAAAACCCGTAAGGAAGTATACTAACCTTGCATCTCCCCGGTGTAAGGGGTTTCGCGAATTCAAAACAAAGCCAGGTCGGAAGGCCTGTCTCTCTATTGACAGAAGCGACCGGGAACGAGAGCTCCCGAAGTAGTAGGTCACTACTCCGAAAGAGAAACTCTGTGAGATGCAGGGTCCTAGTTCGCAACGAGCTAGGATAGTGATAGGTTGGGTGACTCCATCCGAACAATAGAGACCCGAAAGGGATAGTACCGATCAGTCTGACTGATGTGTATGGGTACTTGCGGGCTTCCTAAGCTGTACCGGGTTCTCTCTCTGCTGAGAAATCAGTAGTTGGAAGGAAGAGCAATGCTCAAAAAGGAGGTATAGTGATATACCCCGGGGCCCGAGATTAGTGTTGGATATCCCGTAAGGAAACCCAAAGGTGTTAACTCCACCGACCCTACCAAGGGTGCCTGCCGCCCTCCCTCGGGAGGAAACGGAAGTCTTAAAAGAGTGATAGTAACGCATCAACTACGTTAAAATCATGAAACTCCGATTAAACAATCCTTTACGGATAGTAAAAGGAGCCACTTTTAAGTGGCAGACCACTGTAAAAGGTGGTCGCGCCTTGGGTGCAGCCCTCGCAAGGGTGCTGCACTTAAGGGATGGAGGAACCACTGCTCGTTGGTACACAGCTACTATCAACTTTGGTCGATATGTTGCACGCCTTCAACGAAAGGGCGGCTGGGTGTACGTCGTGAAGTACCTTAAGGCTTGCGCTGTGCTTCTGCAACAGGCAGCCGGCGGGCAACGGATCGACGCAACCCAGGCACTAGGGGCCGCAGTGGCTCGGACACGCGGTTCGGGAATTCCCCGTGTGATACCCGCAGTAATGCGGAAAAGCATCCGTTCAGGTGATCCCTGGACGGTGCGAATCTGGTTAACTTATTTCCAGTTATACCGAGTAATCGAGATTCCTGGAAAGGTTAAGTTGCAATCGATCACTGCAATGACAACGATGTCTCCAGATTTCCTAAAGGGATGGATTCTATTCTTAAACAAATGGCTACCCTGCTTTCTTCGTGAAATAGGGTATAACCATTTAGCCACTTCTTGGGAGTCCGGTCGAAGCTCGGGGGCAACCCCGGGAATCACCATCGGCTCCGGCGAAGACTTAATAACCTTCGTCGCCCGTTTGGTCGCCGGATGGATCACCTTTAAGTGGGAAGGAGTCCCTTGTAATCTAAAACCCAAGCTCCTAGCGTTATACAAGTCAGGACCGAACTCGTCAGGTGTACATGAGAAATCATGGGTAGACGGGCGTAAAGTTACGAAAGTAGGGAAAGACGGGAAACCGCATCCCTGCCTATCCGCGACGAATACCGGTGCAATATTTACTGACGCGAGTCAGTGGATGGAGCACCATCCGGAACTGTACAAATCCTTTGTACAGTGGTTGGATATAGTCAACGACCGTAACCTAACCCGTATATTTCACGTGGCGAGTTTAGTAATCCCTTGGGTGCGCGAACGCACGCTCAGGGATGGTTACAATCCTTTCAAGTTTCCCGGCTTCGGTCGACCGCTAGGATTAGGCAAGCTAGGTTACAAGATCGAACCGGCAGGTAAGATCCGGACCTTTGCCATGGTGGATAGCCTTACGCAGTGTGCAATGAAACCCCTTCACGATTTACTGTTTTCGATCTTGAGAAAGCTCGAAACAGATGGAACCTTTGATCAAATGAAGCCCGCCCAACGTCTCATCAACCTTGGGTTTACTTCATTTTGGTCACTGGATCTCAGTTCGGCGACGGATCGGTTTCCATTGGCACTGCAACAGGTACTTCTTTCGGTATTAATTGGACCGAAGTTGGCGAAGTTGTGGGCGATACTCCTTGTGAAAAGGGAGTACTTAGCCCCCGCTTACTTACCTAACGGTGAGTCGGCGGGCTTGGGTGTCTATGACGACACGGGGAAACCGGCCAGCGTCTTCGTGACGTATGGTGCGGGCCAACCGATGGGCGCGTTGACCTCTTGGGCAGCTTTTAGCCTGACCCACCATTGCCTGGTCCAATATGCAGCATACCGTTCGACGGGGTTGATACGGTTCTTTAAGGACTATGCGCTCCTTGGAGACGATATCGTGATCGCAAATCACGATGTAGCCCTGAAGTATCAGGCCCTGCTCTTAGAGATAGGAGTGGAGTATGGACTTGCGAAGTCCCTGATTTCGCATACCGGAGGTTTTGAGTTCGCTAAGCGAACCTTTGCCAAAGGGAAGGACGTGTCTGGGATCTCACTCTTGGCTGTGGGGTCAGCGAAAGCTGATCACGCTATCCTTGAGCAGATCCTAACACGTTTTGGGGTAAACTCTTCTTTAATGGAAACATTACGAAGAGCCTCCAAGGTTCTAGGCTACGGTTATCGTTCTCTGGCACGGCTGCCAGCTGTGTTAGAAACGAAATCACGTCTCCAAGGTCTTGCAATCCTCCTATCTAGACCAGGGTCACCATGGGGCCTTGAAGTAATTCAATGGCTCCTACAGTGGCAACCTGGCCTAAAATGGGAGGTACCGCGAGAGGTTCACTTAGCGATAGGTGAGCGCCTGTGGGATTCATTATTGGCTAAAACCCAAGCTGCTATTCAAAGCCATAAGGAAGGGTTATCTAAGATACTCCTTCCCGATGGAAGCTACGGTGGAAACATCGATGTTTGGTTTGACAAGTCGGCCCTCCACGAACATTCGTGGAATGTGTACGTGGTCATTCCCTTGGTAGCAGAACTCCGTCAGGAGTTAAACGACCTACAGAAGGCGTTAGATGCCCTTGTTAGACCCGACTTAGACGATCTCAATGAGATTTGGCTCCGTATTGACGAGCTCCGGGACAGCATCTCTGCCATCCCGACAGTTCCGAACTTTTTTGAACGAAGTTCTTTAGACTTCGGAGGAGCTAGGCGCTCGGCCTTAATTCGGGCCTGGCGCCAGGTACGGGGCTGGCTTACAATCGAGGTAGCTCGTAACCTTCATAACAATGTCTTACCTATCAAAGGGATGGCAATGGATGAAGGTGAAGGGACCGCATTAGACCAAATACATGAGGTCGAAGTGCCGATAGAATCGCCTATGGAAATAGACGTCCATCAGAAACGAGATTCTGAGATCCCGCGACCTTCGGGGCCACTCACGATGCTGAGTCCGCGTTTCGGTGTGGTAACAGAGGTTGTCTCAACACCCTCTGGTCCGACCATGAACTTAGTTTATGGCCTGATACCGAACTGGGACGGATCAGATCCGGAGCGAGAAGCATATCTGTATCGACTTCGATGGTCCTCGGACATTGCCGAAGGTTTAAAACCAGAGAAGCCGACAGCAGAATTTCTGTCTATCAAACCGGAGATGGTCTTCTTCACGGAGAACGACATCCATTTAGATGGGATTTACCATCGCGAGGACATGCCATACTCACTAGTCGTGGATCACTTGACTCCTCCGGTGAAAGCCAGAGTTGTCACGCGATTACGCGATGAACAGTATGACGACATGTAGTAATACATATCGCTAATGCATGGGTGGAATGTCGTCCACGCCCAATAGGCCCGTCGCGTAACTCTTCGACGGTTACCATAATTGAGTCCTTTGGTGGTTGCGGAGGAAACAATACTGCAACTAAGGGAAGGCATACCCTTTATAACTGGGTGGTGGAGGCTAAGCCTCTATTACCTGTGATGCCCCCGGATAAGTTGCCCGGAAGAGTGGTCTCTTAGAGACTATCAGGAAAATAAAGAAAAGAAGCTCCAGGGCAACCGCGAAAGCGTCCCTAGAGATCATCTAGATCCTAACGGCTTCTTTCTATAACTCGAAAGAAGACTGAGTCACTGTGTCCAGAGAGGCCCTCGTAAGAGGGTTCTCTTGGGGAACCTAGAGCAGGTCAGGGGGGCTAACCACCCTTCTTCCCTTACTCTCCTTACATCAAATTTAATTTTCATTTCATCACCCAAAACATAAATAAAACATAATTTAAAAAATTTAATAACAAAACCAACATCATAATTAAAAAAAAAAAAAAAAAAAAAAAAAAAAAACACCA